CGCATCGATCGCAGCCAAGGCGACTCGACAATGATGGTCATTGCGCAGAACATGCAAGACCTGATCGACAACTGCTTGGCCCACCATGCCCACTACCTCAACATCACCGAGGTAGGCAGCTGCTTGGTCAATCGCGACTTCCTCGGCACACGGCTAGAGCCTCAGGAAATCCAAGCCCTGCTGCAGCTCTACACCGCTGGCACCATCACCCAGGAAACCCTGCTGCTGCAGCTCAGCGAAGGCGAGGTGTTAGGCGACGACTTCGACATTGAGGCCGAGGTCGAGGCCACACAGCTCGGAGGCCTTGGCGGTGAGCAGATGCCTGAGCCTGTAGAAGATGACGAAGAGCCGGTAGAAACCGACGAGATCCCTGAGCAGGATGAGGAGGAGGTCGAAGAAGAGTAATGAACTCGCCCACTGATCCAGCAACTGAAGGCGGAGACGAAACTCGGATCCTTCACGTTTGCACCGGAGAGATCAGGGGCCGCTACTTCGCTGTCATCCGCTGCAAGTGGTACGGCGAGGACGGAATGATCGGAGTCTCGGAGCATCGACTGGAAGACATGGACATGCAGACCAATCTCGAAGACTTCGGCGCCTTCATCGTTAGCGCTTTAGATGCCAATGCAGATGTCACGGCCTTGGTGGCCTGTGACCCTGAAGACCTGGGCCTAGAAGTCGAATGAGCCTCGAATCCTTTGTCGAAGAGATCCCCGAGGCCTACTACCGAAAGGCCATCGACCTGAACCGCTATAGCAATAGCGTCGCTCGGGATCTAATGCAGTCCTACGAGCGGATCATCCGCCGTTCGATTGCTGAGCTTGAGCGGATCGAGCAGATGCCTAGCGCTAAGCGGCCCCAGGTGCGGGCCCAGAGGCTCAAGGCGCTGATCAAGCAGAACACTGAGGCCCTGGCCAGATGGTCTGACAAGGCAGGGCAACAGCTAGCCCGTGAGCTTGGCGATCTGGCAAAGATCGAGGTTGACTTCACGGTGGGCCAGTTGCGGCGTGGCGTGCCTGATGTGGCCCGCGGTGCGGTGCGCACTGTTGAGGTGACGCCGGCCTTTGCCGAGGCTGTGATCACTGCTGACCCGACCAACGTCGGCACGGCTGTATTGAGCGACAGCCTTGAGGAGATTGTGAGCGGGCCTGCCAAGGCCATGAAGCTGACAGCTCGGCAGGGTGCAGCCATTCGGATGCCTGACGGGCGGAGCATCGGCAAGGCGTTCCGCGGGTTGGCAGAGCAGCAGGCCCAGATCTTTGCGACCACTGTTCAGGATGGCTTGCTGTCTGGTGAGTCAACCCAAGCGATTGCCCGCACGTTGATTGGCGAGGGCCTTGAGTTTTCGACCAAGGCCAAGAGCATCAGGCAGCTAGCCCAAGCTGGTGGCCAGATGACGAAGATGGCGACCCATCAGGTGCGGACGCTTGTGCGGACGAGCGTGAACGCAACCTCGAACGTCGCTAGCCAACGGGTGTACCGAGCAAACCCGACGGTCACTAAGAAATATCGTTGGCTGGCCACCTTGGACGAGAAGACCTCGCCGATCTGCAAGAGCCTTGATCAGCAGGTGTTCGAGTATGGCAAGGGGCCAACGCCTGCTAGCCCGCCCCATTTCAACTGCAGGTCTACGACCGTGCCGGTGGTGGATTGGGATGGCCTGTCCAGCAAGTACGGAATTGATCTGACCCCGCCTAAGAGCAGGGCCAAGCGCCCATCAGCTACCGGCGGCGTGCCATTGGGGACTAGCTACGGGAAGTGGCTGCATGATCAACGGCCTGCCGGCAAGAAGTTCGAGGCGAGTGCAGCACAGGCCAAGGCCTTTGGCGGCGGGAAGGATACGCCAGGGGCAAGGCTGAAAGCCAAGTATTTCAACCGCCTGGCCGATAAGTACGGGCCGGATAAGGCGATGAAGAAGTTCCTTCGTGAGGATGGCACGGAGGTGAGCATCGCTGACCTGCAGCGTCGCTATGGCGATCCTGAGAAGATCACGACGACCAAGGTCAAGGCCAAGCCCAAGGCGCTGACCAAGAACGAGAAGATCGCCAAACAGGTGATGCAGGATCCGTCGCTGAAGAGCGACAAGAAGCGGATCGAGGCGATGATCGAGAAGGGCGTCCCGGCTGATGCTGACTTTGTGGGCTTGGTGGCTGAGGCCAAGAAGAAGTCCGGCCTGGCCACGACCGAGACATTCCCGAAAGCGAAGCCCAAGCCGAAGGCCGCGGCCAAACCCAAGCCGGCACCTAAGCCCAAGGCTGCCGAGCCTGACTATGACGCGCAGCTCAAGGAAATCTCGACAGAGGTCAAAGGCCTCAGCGTCAAGGTTCTGCAGAACACGGCCAGCAAGGAAGACATGGCCCGTGTCAAAGAGCTAATGAAAAAGAAGGGCGATATTTTGGCCGATCAAGCCGCGGCCAAGGGTCGATCTGGCAAGGTCAGCGACGTGAATCACATACACCAAAGCAAGCTGTTTAAGGAATACGGATTCCAGAGTGAAGCCGCTTTTGATGAGGCCAAGCAGGGGATCAACGATTGGACCAACATGGCCTACACGGGCCTGAGGAATGAACAGCTGAGCCGCGTCCCAACCAAAGATTTGACGGCCTACGAGATTGGCAAGGTCGAGCGCTGGAACGCTAAGAAAAAGCTGGGCGATGTTTTCTACGACTACGAGACGCTCGAAAAGAACCTCGACACGTTTGTGAAAAATGCGCCCAAGTACGACGGCGAAGTGCTGCGGGGCAATGCTGTCAATAGCGTTGCCGATGCTGAGGCCATGATCAAGGCCGTGGCCAATGGCCGCCGGACTCCGACTTACGACAGCTGGACGAGCAACCCAGATCAGGCCCGAAACTTCTTTGAGGATGGCGAGGTCGGGATCCTCTGGAAACTCAACAACAAAAACGGCGTGCCGATCGCTGCACACTCCAAGTTTGTCAATGAGTCCGAAGTGCTGATGCCCAGGGGCAACCTCTACAACGTCCAAGGCGTCAAAAAGACCCTTGTGGATGGGCAGACTGTGTTTGAGGTGACGCTAGATCAGGTCAGCCCTTGACCTCTTCCTCGTACTTGAAGCCGTACTCAAGGGCCATGGCTTCCATAAAGCCGTCCTCTCCTGGCCCGACCTGTTTGCCGTCGGCATCCGTCACAGTGCCGACCTCGTCAGCCTGTGCAGCGTCGTAGCCAAAACGCTCGGCGCGTTCCTTGGCCTCTTTCTTGCTGGCGTAATCCTGTTCTGCCATGGCACAAACCTAGCAAAAAGCGGCCTGATTAGCCTGAGCGCAGCATTTCTGTGCAGATGTCTTCTGATCTTGTAGCCGTCCTGGTCGGTGATCAGCTGATCCTGGCCCGCAAACTCACCCTTGACGACGGTTCCGTTCAGTACCGAAACAAGTTTGGCCTAGCCTTAGACGGGGCCAAGGAAGTCGATGGCGAAGCCAAGCCGAAAGCAGCAAAAAGTCGCCAAAGTGCTCCGGGAGTACAAAGCGGGGACGCTCCGAAGCGGCAAAGCAGGGCGCGGAAAGGGGCCCAAAGTAAAAAGCCGCAAGCAAGCTCTGGCGATAGCGCTGAGTGAAGCTCGCAAAATGAAGCGCCGATAGCATGAACCCAACAGCCTTGGGTTAATGCCTTATCACTACGGCAAACCAAAGCCGAAAGGCAAAAAGAAGGGGGGCAAAAAGAAGTGAAGAAAGGCAGCCGCGTTAGCTGGACCTATCAAGGCGTCCGCACCTATGGCACTGTCACGGGGATGGGTGGCAAGCGGGCCACAATCACAGGGCCTACTGGTGGCAAGATCACCCGCGTCGGCACTGACGACGATCCGGTAGTGCGGATCAAGTCCGAATCAACTGGCCGGCCTGTCCTGAAGCGTCGCTCTCAGCTTCGCTCTGCTCCGAAGCGCTGATGATCGAGCGCGGCGGCCACAGGTTTGAGGGCTACGACAAGCCCATCCGCACGCCTGGCCACAGGAGCGGCAAATCTCACGCCGTTGTGATCAATGACGGAGGCAAACCGCGCCTGATTCGCTTCGGTCAGCAAGGGGCCAACAC